TCATCTACTATATCAATACTGACGTTCTGGCATTAGTCCCACAATCGAATTGGCGTCTGTGCCAGACATGATTCCGCATGGTATCGGGAGTCTCGGCCCGAAGGCGGCTATCCCTCTAGGGAGTCTCGGCCCATAGGCGGCTATCCCCATTGAACGGCTGGGAACAATTCGAGAGGCAAGTCACTTGGCTTAACTAGCCTTGACATCTGGATATTGTCTCTGCATCGCTTTTTGTCTCTATTACTAAATATAGTCTCTGTCAAGGTATTTGTCAACTATTTTTTGAAATTTTATTTCCTTTATTATCAATACTTTACATTAAATTTTGAAATTATTTTTACACAATTTTTTGTCACTTTGAAATGTATGCAAGATTCATGCCAAATTTCAGGAAAATATAGGATTTTTTTAGGAAAATTGAGATATGAGAAAGCTAATTACAAGAGAATAAAATTGCAATTAAGTTATCCTCAAAAACTAGGAAAATATAACTTATTTGTTTTCAATAAGATACAGAATAGTTGATATCGAAATTACTCCATTTTTGCCCAAAAATACATAACTTGTTTATTATCAACAATATAAACTATGCCTTATTCGCCGGTAGAGACACGATCGTACATTAACCTATATACTAGTATTCATAATTTGCAATTTTTCTCAATTTTTGCTAATATAAAAAAGAAAGAAAATTTGGAATGAAAAAATATAAGGTGCAAGAAAAAGATCTAGAAAGAATCCATCTGAAAATAATGAATTATGTAACGGAATATGAATTGGCAAAATATTTGAGACTTGGAATATGGACGATAAGAATATGGAGAAAAAGAGAGAGAGTGATAAAATATTTTCCTTCAGCACAGAAAATTGGAAAATACTATGCGTGGAAAATTGAACAGATAGAAAAATTCCTGAATATAGAAATAGGTGATAGGAGAAAGAATGTGTATTTTCTAGAACCGTTGTTATCACTGAGTGATATTGCCTATCTGACGAATAGGTCAAGAAAAACGGTTGAATCGTGGCTATTCAAAAAAAGGCTAAAAATAATAAAATTAGGCAATAAAACAGTGAGAGTTCGAAAGGAAGATCTTGATATGTTTTTAGATTTATATTATCCGTATAATCAATTAGCTATTAGATGGTATTATATGGATAGGATAAATCGAGAGAGAGGATATTATTTGGAAGATAAGGAAGAATGAAAAGGAAAAATTCTTTCAGGAAATTGCTAGTAAAAAAATGAAAAATGAAAGTAGATTAATTTTTCCGGAAAAAACAATTTCTCCATATGTAAGGTTTCAATGTTTTATGTCGTCATCAAGGCTTTTTGTTTTTCCTTTGGTCGGCTCTGCAGCATTTTTGGTCTTTTTTGCCAGGTCATTCAGATTCTTTTCCTTTCTGTATGTGATCTTTTTCGTTTATGCTGGATTTTTTTGTGTCGTATAACATTTATTATGTCAACTAATCCCCTATTTTAATCCTATTCCGAAAGTCAAAATTTTTAACAAAGGAAGGGTACCATTTGGCTCTGCATAACCCCATAAGTACGACAGAACATAAATATTTTGTTGCAATAAACTCCAACTAGGTTCAAGAAGTAATTTGACAATTATATAAAAATATTGTATAAATAAAGAAAAAGGACGAATGAATAAATTTATTAACACAATTCAATGTGGAAATTGTTTTGATATTTTAAAGTCCTTCCCAAGTGAATCAATTGATATGTGTATGACCTCCCCTCCATATTGGAGATTAAGAGATTATGGAGTTGAACAGATATTCGGTGGAGACAAGGATTGCGAACACGATTTTAATATTATTCATAGAAGAGCAGGAGATAAAAGCGGACCGCATGGACCAGGAAGTATACTAGGGACAACAAAACATGCCCAATATGAAGCAAGAAAAGGAGAGCCAACCAAGACCTGCTCTAAGTGTCTCGCTTGGAAAGGACAAATAGGACTTGAACCAACCCCAGAAATGTATATCAAACATATGACACAAATATTCGGTGAAGTTAAAAGGGTATTGAAAAAAGAAGGAACTTTTTGGTTGAATGTAGGTGATACATATTTTAACGATAACAGAGGAGGAATGCGTCCATCTGGAAATCTTGGAAAAGATGGTAGATATGAAACATCTGGTATAAAGTTAAATGTTTCCAATTTACCATCAAAATGTCTTTCTATGATCCCAGAACGCCTTGCTTGGTCGCTCATTCAGGATGGATGGATATTAAGGAATAAAGTTATATGGTACAAACCAAATGGTATGCCATCTTCGGTTAGAGACAGGTTCAGCAATAAATGGGAATATTTATTTATGTTCAGTAAGAGTAATAAAACAATTCTCTGGCAAAATAAAAAGACAAAAGAATGGGTAAAAAATAAACCTTTAGGAACAAAAGGTGTTGAAGGAATCGATTGGAGATGGAAAGAAAATAAGAAAGTCTCCTTATGGAGAGGGTTTACATATTACTTTGATTTGGATGCTGTAAGAGCACTACATAAATATGATGGAAGAAAAGATACAAAATATAAAGGTGGACCTAAGGATATGCAAATAGGACCACATGAACGATGTCCTAATCCATTAGGTAAGAATCCTGGAGATGTAATGAAAATTCCATCAGAAACAAGGACACTTGGAGCGATTCTGGGTGAAAGTGGGGCTGTGAAAGTTCCTGGTGGTAAAGGATGGACAGGACATCCTCAAGGTGGAGGTGCTGCCTGTCAAAAGGATCCTAGATGGTGTCCACCAGAAGGCAAGAATCCTGGAGACTTCTTTTCAATTTCAACACAGCCATTTCCCGAAGCACATTTTGCAGTGTTTCCGGAAAAACTATGTGAAAAGCCAATTAAAGCAGGATGTCCTGAAGATGGAATAGTGTTAGATCCATTTGCAGGAGCAGGTACAACCCTTTGTGTGGCAGTTAAGAACGGACGGAATTTTATCGGAATAGAATTAAAAAAAGAGTATTGTAATATGGCGTTGAAACGCTTGAATAATATTTTAGATAAAATTTTGAATCAAAAGTGAAAAAACATGCTTTTAAGCTTAAAAATCCAAAAACCAATGGTTAGGTATGGGTCAGCCTTAGTTTGCCCAAAAAATGACGCAAAAAGCGGTATTTCTTTCGCAAAAACTACCTTTAAATATGAAATGTCTATAGAAACCTTTTAATTAATGAAGATTGACAGAAATATTCTTAAACAACGGCAATCTTTGTCTCTAGAAGCTAAGATCCTAATGTCAAAAAATAGAATTGAAGAATGGTATGAACATTTCGAAGGCAGAGTGTATGTATCATTTTCAGGTGGAAAGGATTCTACGGTATTGCTTCATTTAGTTAGGACTATGTATCCTGAAGTACCTGGAGTTTTTGTTGATACTGGACTTGAATATCCTGAAATTCGAGACTTTGTGAAAACTAGGGATAATATTATTTGGTTAAGACCTAAAATGCAGTTCCATGAAGTGATTAAAAAATATGGGTTTCCTGTTATAAGTAAAGTACAAGCTAGATTTATTAGTGATGTGCAAAATGCAAGCGAAAGAAATAAGGCTACTGTCAATTTACGGTTAACAGGCTATAATAGAAATGGTGAATACTGTCCATCTATGAGAATATCAAAAAAATGGATTCCATTAGTAAATTCTGGATTTAAGATTTCTGAGAGATGTTGTGATATTATGAAAAAAGAGCCTTTTCTTAGATATAAAAAGAAAACCAATAGAGTACCTATTTCTGGTGTTATGGCATTTGAGTCAGATCGAAGATCTCGAGATTATCTAGAATATGGATGTAATCATTTTAAAAATAAAACCAATCTAATATCAATGCCTATCGCTTTTTGGCTTGAAAACGATATTTGGGATTATGTCAAAAAAAATAATTTATCTTATTCAAAAATATATGATATGGGTGAGAGAAGAACTGGCTGTATGTTTTGTATGTTTGGAGTTCATTTAGAGAAGGGTGAAAATAGATTCCAAAGAATGAAAAAAACTCATCCGAGACAATATGATTATTGTATTAATAAGCTTGGATGTGGAAAAGTTTTAGATTTTATTGGAGTGAAATATGATTGTAACTCCTAAAAATTTCAATGAAAAATTGCTTGACTTATTAATATATTGGTTTAAGAATTATAGAGTCTATAACAATTATGTTAATGGCAGAAAAGTCCTAACCCTTGATGGTTCGTGGGATTTTTTTTAGGGAACTTGTCATATTTTTGGAATCAAATGGAATAATCTTTAAGGAGAAATAACATGTGTTTAGCTCATTTTGAAAAATTTCCAGTAAAATTAAACAAAAAAGGAGTAGGCATTGGTTGGAAAGTATTCCGTAGAAATAAAGATGGTTCTTTATCTCCAGAAATATATGGTCATAGACTTAAAAAATACAGGATAAATAGATGGATTACAGCCGCATGTCCAGTATTTTTTGAATATCCCTACATATCAAAAAGACGTAGAAGAAAAAGGGGTTATACTCCCTATTTATACAAATGTGTTGTAGCTAAAGAGATATTAATAACAAATATGAGAGGATAACATGTGTTTAGACAAAGTAGAAAAAATCCCTATTAAATTAAACAAAAGTGGTGTAGGCACTGGTTAAATGCTCCTATAGTAGTGGCTAAGGAAATACGAATAATTGAGGAGAAATAGTATGAGAGGAATTACTTTTGGTATCGATACTGCATTGACGGTAAGGCAAATTCTTTTCTTTGTAATTGGATTTTTGATCAATGCTCCGATTTGGTATTTTATATTATGTGTTTTTGGAACGCTCGGTCTTTCATGGAAACAAAAAAAGTAAGGAGTAAAAAATAATATGAGAAAAATTATGGATCTTAGACCAAAGTATCATGGATTTCCAACCTCTTTGCGTACATGGTTCTCATTCTGGATGATTGGATTTGCTGAAATATTGGATGGGGTTATTTTGGTTTTATCACTTGGTATTTTGAATAATGATTTATCTTATAGGGCAAGTGTTTGGTATTCTAGAGAACATTGGAAAAAGGAGAAGAAATGATGATAATATTTAGAATAAAAGGAAATTTTACAAAATTGATATGGTTTTTAACCATGTTGCAAGCTATCTGTCTGATATTAGATGGTGTAATACAATTGATCACATTTGGACAATTTGCTGGTAGTTTTGGTCTTGCTATAACATTAAAAAAGATGCAATTGAGAGCGAATTGGTTAAATAAAAAAAGACTTGACAAAGGGAAAAAATGACAAGAAGACGACATATCAAACATCATATCAAATTACATCTAATGCTTGATGAACTAATTAGTGATTTTATTAGACATACTGGCAACTTACCATCAAAATCAACTGTTTTTGATTTATTAGAATGGTCATATAAACAAACTGTAAATCCAGATGAAAAGGAGTAAAACAATGATTAGTGATGCCTGTATCGTTGCTGAATGTGACAATTGCGGATATACAACAAGAATTGGACCCACTGTTACAGCTAGAGGTAATTATAGTGATGGACACATTGAAGGAGGATTGAAAGATCTTGGATGGGTTTTTGATAATATTGATGGAGAAATGTTCTGCTGTCAGAAATGTAAGGATCAGCATCTTGAAAAAAACACTTGACAAATGAAAAGAAATAGTTTATATTAATAAGTGATGTTACATTTTATTAGTCTTTTTGGACTTTCTCTTATTTGGTATTGTGAGAAAAGTCCAATTTTTTCCTGTTTTCTTAAAACCCTTCATTGGAGAGGTGTGAGATGAGAAATATCCTCCAAAATGTAATCTCTAATCCAAACTCTCACACCTCTCCTCAATCTTGATTAAAAAGGAGTTAATGATGGGAGTTTATGACACTTATGATGGTATTCAACTGAAAATTGGTTTCAACAATCTTGATGAGTATAATATTGGTGATGAAACTCCATTGGAAGATGGAATATATGTAGGTTATGAGGGGATAGCTCTTATCAAAAACGGTGTTTTTATTGAAAAATATGAATTCATCATTGATAAATGGGGGAATAGGATATTTCCTAGAGAGATAATTGATCATAACAACATAATTTCTTCAATCGGAAAGAGGTAAACAATGGTAACATTCACTGCGTTTGGTCACAAGGTAAGAATCTCCAACAGAGATTGGGAAAAGATGAAGAAACTCACCACGAAGCTATAGCCAAAGCAATGATTAAGATATTGGAGGGAAAATGAGTACTCCATATAAGTGTCCAGTTTGTAATGGTACAGGAAAAGTCAGCCGACCACCACATATTCCTGGCGATATAGATCATTGGGATGATTCTACCACAGGGTCTTGTTATCCATGCAGTGCTTGTGGTGGTCGAGGGATTGTTTGGAGTGAGGATGTCAAAAACAATGAATAAGAAAACATTAAAAGCATTACAAGGAAGCATTAAGAAATGGGAGAAAATTGTAAAGGGAACAGGAGAAGATTTGGGCGGAAAAAACTGTCCTCTTTGTCGATTATATTCAGATAGTTGTGGCGAATGTCCTATTTGTCAAGCAACTGGACAAATTGGATGTAGCGGAACACCGTATGATGAGTGGCGTGCACATCATTATGTGACCCACGAATCTTACATTGATTATCGAGGTTTCTTAAAAATACAATGTATCGCTTGTAAGGAACTAGCAGAGAAAGAATTGGCATTCCTGAGAAGTCTGTTACCTACAAAATAAATGAAAGAGAGATATTTATGAAAACCGAGCATGTAGAGAGCGGACAGGAGATAGAGTATGACTGTAAGTATTGGTATTGGGAAGTATGCTGTGATTGCGGGTTAGCTCATTATGTAAGTTACCGCTATGCGGCGTGAAAGATATATAAAATGGTATTTAGAGATGGTTATTCTACTCGGGGGAACCGTATGGGGAAATCGTTAGAAGATATTAATGAGCTTATCCATATACTTCAAAAGGAAAGAAGACGAAGGAAAAGATTGGCTAAGAAAAATGAGGGGAAATAAGAATGAATTTTATTGTAGATCGAGGAAATCTTACCTTGAGATCATGTGATTCTTATTTATGCTCCAACGGAAAACACACACATGCAGAGATTGTGTGCTGGAATCAAGCCAGAGAGAGTTGTTGGTCTATTGCGCATTGGGTCCGGAGTGCTGCGGAATATGATTTACTGTTTGTGGGTGATAGGCCATTTCGTGAAAATATAGAATGTGAAGATTTCTGGAGGCTGGCAAGGATCGGACAGGAACTATTAAATAATGAACTGGACAAAAATGAGGGGAAAGATTAAAGGCTACTGCCACATATGTGGTAATGAAATTAAAGGGAATGTAGCAGGTATGAGAATGAGGAATAATGAATAAGAAAACAGTGTTGTGAAGATTGTCCTTTCTTTTTTGAATGGGAAACTAGATGTGAAATTCATGTTCGATGTGGACTTTTTGGTGAAGGAGATGATAGAATGTTGAAACCTTGGGAAGAGAAATTTCCTTGTTGTTCAGTAGTTGAAATAGTAGTAAAACATGAAAAAACAAAAAATAATAAATAGGAGATCAAACTATGTTACAAAATGAATGTGCTTTAATTGCTCAAGGAAACTTTTATCCTTTTCTTAAAATAAAGGAAGTCAGTGATTTGATTAATGAGACTAATTTACAACTAGAACATTTTAGACGTTTAGGTATGGAACATGCGGCTAAAAAAATAATTCAAAAAACTAAAGGTAATGTTTTAGCAATTGTTGTCAGCAAAAAGGGGATGCATCTTTTTGGAAGTGATAACACTGATTTTTTATATAGAGTGTTTCCAAATGGTGTGATGGATGTAATAAGAGATGGTAAATATGGATGTCCAAGAAAGTACAAAAAGGTTTCTCTTAGAAACTATAAAGGTGATATTTCATCATCTGTTCTCAAAAATATACCAACAGAACTGCCTAAAAAAGTTGTTGTCTTTGAATCTGCTATGTTTAAAGAAATCATAGCTCCTGTTATAGCTATTTATACTGGGATTAAATTTGAAGGGAAAAAACTCTATCTTGATATTTGTTAACGGAGATGAAAGATGTCAAAAAAAATATGATGGATGGGTTATAAAATCAAAATATTGTGATATTTTGCCTTGGACATTTAGATATAAAAGAGTTGATGTTATTAAAAAATGGAATGATAATCTTCTTCGAGATTCTTCTTCATGTCTTAAATGGAAAAATATCCGTAGGCGTGGAACCCATAAAATAATTAAAGTAAAATTATTAGAAATTATGGATTAAAAATGTCAATATTATCAAATAAAAAATGTCCAAAATGTGGAAAGGAAGATGCATTGTCTATCTGTGTATGGACAAATACAGTGAATTGCAATGAATGTTTGGAAGTAATAAGACTTTTGACTAAAGATGAGCGAATAAAACTTTATAAAGAATTAAAAAAAATTATGGATGGAATTAAAGGACACTAACAATGAGAGAGATTAAATTTAGAGCGTGGAAAAAAGATGAGAGTGTAATAAGGACTTGGCGGGAAATAGCACCATTTTTTAATGAAGCTTTGCATGATGATAGATTTATCCTTATGCAATACACTGGATTAAAAGACAAAAACGGCAAGGAGATATATGAGGGAGATATAATTCAGCATTGTGTTGAAATAAATGGTTTTTTAGATAAAGAAATGTGGGTAATTAGTTGGACTCAGAATGATATAACATGTGGGTGGAACATTTTTCCAGGTGAATGTTGTTTTTGTGAAGTATTGGGAAATATCTATGAAAGTCCAAACTCAAATATTATATCTAAGAATTAATAATTGTGAGGATAAGAAATGAATGATGTTGAATTAAAATTATATTGTGATTGTGGTGATCCTTATGAGTTTCTGTATTTTAGTTTTGATAAAAATACGGTTTGGACAAAATGTGGTGAGAAGTATGTGAAGGAATTGCCAGAATTGTTGATTTGTGGAGAATTTTATCAAGGAAAATTTTGGAGAAGACTCAAATATGCTTGGAAATATATTATCAGAGGCAAATATCAAGTTTTTGTTGATTGTATATTCTTTGGATGGGAGCATATAGAAAAGTTATCAGAATTCACAGAGCAATGCTTAGAATACAAGATAAAGGAGGGAAATAGAGAGAGAAGAAAGAGACTTTTTACTAAAAATCAAATCTGAAGGAACTTAACATCAAAAAGGAGATCCTAGCATGTGCTTAACTTATTTTGAAAAATTTCCAGTAAAATTAAACAAAAAAGGAGTAGGTATAGGTTGGAAAGTATTTCGTAAAAATGAAGATGGTTCTTTATCACCAGAATTGTTTGGATCTAATTCTATAAAATACAAAACAAATAAGTGGATAATAGCTAACCCAAAATGTGTTGCAGAATATTTTATTCCTTATAAAAAGATGCTACAGGGATATAATCCATACTTTCATATTTTCTTAACCAGAAAAGACGCAAGAATATGGCGTGATAACGAATATGATGTAACTATAAGAAAAGTTAAATTCAGAAAAATGACAGTGACAGGACTACAGGTTTTTGATTGTAAATTTCTTAGATGCATTGTAGCTAAAGAAATGTTAATAACAAATGTAAAAGGTTAAAAAGGAGACAAAAATGTCTAGAGTAAGAGGTCATAGGGCTACTAATCATTTAATTAATTATGGGGACTTTTTTACAAAATTTATCAAAGAATATCGTAAGAGAGAATATATGCAACTTAAAAAAGTAGAAAAATTTCTACCACGATATAATGATTTTGGTGATGATTATATATTAATGAATAGTCCAATTACATATGTACGATTTTCAATAGCTGATAGATATTGTAATGAAAAGTTTTTTGACGAGTGCAAAAAATGTCCAAAATCATGCAAACAGACCTTTGCAAAAGGACTTTCAAAACTTTATTGTGGGTATTTAGATAAGGATTTAATTAAAAATGAAGAAAAAAATTGAAGTAATTTTTCCACCTATAGCATCTTCTAATAGGGATCTTGATCTTGTTAATCTTACAAAATACTTGGTAGAAAACGGATTTGCCAAAGCTTATATTGGTGGTTTGATAGGTGGTCATTATTGGTACGGTTGCTTTTTTGAAAATGATGTTTTTGTCATGCGTCCGTACTATTGGGGTGAATGTGACTGTGGGTGGGAAGAGTTTTTTGGTCAGCAAAAATTCGAAAATGAGGAAGTTAATCCACATCATTTACCAGATTGCTATCAAACCAAGTTAAAAAAGAAAAAGATGGAAAATGGATGGACGGAGACAGATCTTTATGGTTGGCTTGAACCACCAAAAAATATGCCATATTCGAAATATGAAAAAATTAGAAAAAAAATATATAAAGAACTTACTAAGGAATTTGGTCTTCCAATGTTAGGATGTGAAAGTCATTGTACTTGTGGAAGAGATAAGAGATACAAAGAATGGCATAATGAAAAAGTGATGGAATTTAAAAATAAAACCAAGATAAAACCAATGGACGATGAATGGCTTGAAGGACATTTGGAGTCATGTTCATTAATTGTTCCAAATTTTCATTACAAGCCAATCAATTTTCAAGTTCGTTGGTATAAATGGATTGGAAGGGATATGGAGTATAGTAAAGAGATATCAGATGAGGAATGGAAAAAAATTTTCAAGCATTGCTTGGAATCATTAAAGAATGATTAAAAATTCAGTAATAAATGAGAGAAAAAATGACTGAAAAAAAGATAAAAGAACATATAAAAAATTTGAAGACAAGTAAGGTCTGGCTCAATCTAACAAGAGAGGAGTTTGATATAAATTCTTCACATGGAGAGCTGAGACGTAACTGTGACAGAGCCTTAAAGTATCTGCATGGAGGGATAAATTATTTGAGAGATTTGGTCCCAGAACCTCCACAGGATATTGTTATAATTGACAATCCTAAGCCATCCTGGATGCCACTCATGGTATGTGATATAGTTCAATTGCCATTTAATGTTGGAGTCGATTATACATGGGAAGAATTAGAAGATCTGATTATCAAATTGAGTTTAGCAGGATGTGATGCTATCCGAATATTTGCCACAGGATGGAATCCTTCCATTGAGCCATTTAAAGTTATGCTGGAAACAGGAGAATATTCATTCTTCAAACCAAATCCTGATTGGTATTCAACGTTGTTGAGATTCAGAGATTTATTGCACAAATATCATATGAGACTGTATATTGATTTGTACGATAATTGCTCTCACAAGTTGGATTGGAATCCTTTCACTACAGCTAGACATGATTTTAGTCATTATTTCTATGGATATACGAAAATGATTAGGACAAACAAGAAGGACGAATCAGGAAATTTAATATCTGTCAACGAAGTAAATTTTATGATTGACTACTGGGATAATAGAATTATGAATATATTGAATCCAGATGTGGATATTGTAAGTCTTGGGAATGAATTAGCATCACATGTGGAAAACAGCGTATCAGAACGCAAGATTTGGGCTGAAAAATGGGGAGTAACAAGAGCGAAAAATATATTAGATCGTGGATTTAGTCAACCAATTCCATTTTCTGGTTCTAAGGAAACTGCACAGAAGCTTCTTGGATATATTTCGAAAGAAGAGCATGGGGACGATTATGGTTGGACATACAGAACGTCCTGTAAACAGGAGCATGGTCTTGGGTTGCCAGAGCATGTTGAAGAGCGTTTCAATCCAAGTCAGAGAAGAATGTACTCATATTCAGACGATGGAGTTGGTACAAATTGGTGGAACAAGATACCAAAGGAGAAACAAGGATATTGTGAAATCACTAAGAATGGGAAAAAATATGCTTGTAGTGCTAATACGGAAGCAAGAATTGAGACAGTTGAGGCTTTCATCGGAAAGATGAGGAATAGAACTTTTTGTCACTCGATAGCATTTCTTCCAAGAGAAATTCTCTACAAGGGGAAAACTCGTTTAGATTTATTTGACAATGAAGTTAGTGCTGATATTTATTGGAAGCTTGCTAAAAAATTGTGGAATGTTGATATAAAACGAAAGGTTGACAATGGATAGGAAAACACTAGAAGCATTACAAGGTAGTATCAAAAAATGGGAAGAAATTGTAAAGAGAACAAGAGTAGATATGGGTGGAAAAAACTGTCATCTTTGTGAATTATATGCAGATTCTTGTACTGAATGTCCTATTTGTGAATTAACTGGATATGCCGGATGTGGGGGAAGTCCATACAGGGAATGGGTTGGGCATCATAGTGATGAACATAATTGTCTTTCGGATGATTTTTACACAGACCTTTACATAGAATGTGAAACTTGTAAGAAACTAGCAGAAAAAGAATTAGCATTCCTAAAAAGTCTGTTGCCAAGAAATTGTAATGAATAACATTGGAATATTAAAAAAACAAGGAGGATATTGTTATGAAGTTTAAACAAATAGCATTTATTTCAATTTTTATTGGAATTTTTACACTGATATTTTATCTTGGGTTTTTAGCTCTTACTGTATTTGTTATTGTAAAAGTTTTACTATGGACTTGTGGGATTCTATAAATAGGAGGTAAAAAATGTCACAATGTAAAATTAGAGCAATAGTTGAGCTTACAGATGTAGAAACTTCTGAATGGGATGGAAAAGTTGGTTCTGATATAAATCCAATGACAATTATGAAAATTAAATCAGATTTTCTTAGTGCATTATTTGGTGATGGGGATCACTTAGTTGAAGTTAGAATTATTGATAGTGTGAAAGAAGAATAGATGATTTGGAAAATTTTTGTAGTTTGGTTGTGTGTTATTGGACTTATTATTTGTTTTTGGAATATAATACCAACTTGGGAAGAAAAAAATGACAGTAAATGAAAGATTAAATAAACATTATGGAAAGATAGGAAAACGACTGCTCAGAAAAATCATAAATGCTTGTGAAGATTTATTGAATTACTATACATATAATAATGAATATGCTGACCATAATGTTGAATTATGCCGTTGTCCACTCTGCAATGTTGAGGGTCTTTATTGTCATGAAATAAAGGTTGATAACAAAATTGTTTATTTACCCTGTCCTTGGTATGTTTTTACTGGAATGGATTGTAGTTCTTGGTCTGAGGAAAATTCTCCAATGAGTAAAGGTTTTGTCAATTTATGTAGACTTCTTCGAGATGAAGAATGGATTAAGATTCGTGTTCCAATGTTGAAGCGTTGGATCAAACATCTTAAAACTTTCGAAGAAAGTAGAAATAAAAAACAGTGAAGATTTGTTAACTAATGGGAATTTTATTGATACTTCTTTTTTTGTATGTTCTTATTCTAGAATTAATATTTATCTTGATAACAATTTTTTTAATGTCAGTTGCTACTCTTGTTATAAATGTTATATGGCAAGGTTTAATTAATTGATATTAAGAATAGAAGAAGACAATTTGACTTTTGTTTCAAAAAGTGCTATAGTATGAAAAATGAATGATAAAAAAGCAGAATAAGGAGAAAATCATATGTGTTTGAAAGAACTTAGAAAATTTTCAGTTAAGTTAGATGAAAATGGTGTAGGTATTGGTTGGAAGGTATTTTATAAGGACTCTGATGGGACTTTGTGTCCAGAAGTAATGCGTCATCTATTTGAATATAAACGAAATGGATGGTATCGAGCAAAACTCCCAAAAAAGATTCCTAAACACCTTTTTGGTTATTATCCATATTTTCATATTTTCTTGGCCAGAAAAGATGCTAGAAAGTGGAAGGAAGTATTTTCTGGATCTAGTGAACATATTGTAATTAGAAAGGTTAAATTTAAAGAGCCAATTGCTACTGGTATTCAAACTTATTGTATGATTGATTTCCGTTGTGTTGTTGCTAAAAAAATGTTGATAACAGATATAGAAGGTTAAATATGTATTTATTATATTTTAGGTAAATAGAATGGTAAATAAATTAGTTGCAAAAATAGTTCCTATTGAAAGGTTATCTTACTATTCGCAACTTTTAAACTTTAGAATTAAATGGCATAAACAGTTCCTATTTAATAATCAGGTATTATTTAATTTACTGTTCGCCATATAAAGAGAGTGTACCCAATGATAGCAAAAAGTAGTTCCTATCTATTGATAATTATTTTACTACTCGCTATCTTTAAAAAGGAGTTACTATGAGATCGACACTTAGACTTTTTAAAGCTCTTCCAATTGAATCATCATCTCATCAAACTATAGACAAAAATCTTATGAAAAGGACTATCCCAAAAGGATTTATTTTTTCTGGAGATGTTACTGCTGCTCCTAAGCCAAATGGAGCAACAGAGCTATTTTTTGTAAAGAGACAGAGAAAAGGATCTAATATCTTATATGTCAATTATTTTAATTTTAAAGAGGATACAGAAGTTCCATTTAAGATAATTGTAGCTAGAGAATATGTGACAGATTTTGGAAAAAATTATATGGTAAATCCAAATAACTTAATTGTAACAGAATCTACAAAAATTAATAAAAAACAAAAAATACTTGGATTAGTTGTTACGACTACAGAGGAATGTAGATTTTATTTTGTTGAGACAAGTATTGGAAATTCAATATCATCAAAGAAATCAAAACTTTCCGATCACAGTCGTCAGTATCTTTTTGATTTTTATGAACATACAATTAGTTTAGAAGATATTTTGATAAAAGCAGGTGCTGAGATTGTTAGAGAAAAAAATGAGAATGTTATAGATCTTTCACCAGAGGCTTTGGAAAAAGATAGTATATTGAATTTACTCGTGTAATGAGTAAAAAACGAAGGAATATACCAGTTACTAGAATTAAATTTAATCGATGTCAAGGATGCAAATTGAAATATCATGGAGTTGAGAAAGATAAAGAAGGAAATATTTTGAGAATATTTGATTGTAAAAATACTTGTTATATCAATCGAAAGGAGATCTTGATATGACTAAAAAAGCGACATTAGATACTAAGAAAGACAAATTTTGGGAAGAAATGTCAGATGAAGAGATTGTTAGATTTCAATTATTTGAATCAAAACTTCAAATACCATTTGATATTTTTCATAAGGCAATTGAAAAGATTCTTAAAAGACCTGTTTTTACTATTGAGCTTACTTCAGAGAATATAAAACGGTTACAAAAAGAATATCTTGGTGAAATACAGCCACCTACTCTTAATGAAATTTTTGATACAATTCCAGATGAGAAAAAGTTCTGTATATTAATACCAAAAACATAATAACATGTGGGTACTGAGATTTTTCCATTCATACAGGTGGTTTTCTCCTTTTCCACCACTTTTAATATCATTCTTTCTCAGTACCCACCCATTTATATCATAAAGTAATTATAATGATTGAAATACATGTTCGTAATGTCTATTCAGTTTTATCTGATTATACTGAGGAGTTGGAACAGCTTTTGGCTGTTTACAAGCCTAATTATTGGTTTACAAAAGGTTACAAAGAAGGATGGGATGACGGAAGATACCATTTTTTAAAACTTCCAACATGTAAGTTTCCAACAGGACTTCTCTCAATAGTGATAGATTATTTTAAAGAAAAAAATATTGAACATAAAGTTTTTGACCACAGGTCGTTATCAAAGGATACACTAAATTTAGAGATTATTAAAGCTGATTACTTAAACGAAATTACCCTTAGAAACTATCAAATAGAAGCAATTAATTCAGCAATAAAAAATGGAAGAGGTATTATTGAATTAGCAACTGGATTAGGAAAGGCTCAACCACTTGATTCTAAAATTTATACACCAACTGGTGTTACATATATGAGAGATATTAAAATTGGTGATGAAGTTGTAACACCAAATGGTTCTACTGCTAAAGTAATTGGAGTCTTTCCACAAGGAAAATTATCAATTTATCAGATTGGATTTTCTAATGGAGATACTGTTGAATGTACAGAGAATCATTTGTGGAAAGTTGCTAGCAAAATTAATTGGAAACATCATCAAAAGATAATAGAACTTAAAGATATTTTTGGAAAATATATTAAAAATAAACGACCAATTTATCAGATTTATCCAATAACAAATATTTCATTTAAACCACGAAAAGTGAAAATAGATCCATATTTAATGGGCATTTTATTGGGAGATGGTAAGTTTGGACATGATATGATAGGATTTTCAAATAAAGATGAAGAGATTCTTAATTCTATTAGAAAAATTATTTCTTTAGAATATGAATTAAAACCTTGTGGTAAATATGATTATTATATTGCTAAATGTAAAAGACAAGGTGGTAAGTCTAATTATTACCTTGATGCTATTAGATATTATGGTTTAGAAAATAAACATTCTGATAACAAATTTATTCCTTTAGATTATAAGTATAATAGTAAAGAAGTTAGACTCAGTATCTTACAAGGATTAATGGATACAGATGGTTATATGCCAAAAAATGGTGCTGGAGGGGCTGAATTTTATTCAACGTCAAAACAACTTGCAAATGATGTAAAAGAAATTGCTGAGTCTTTAGGATATATATGTCGAATTAAATATAAAACCACAACTTATTTATATAAAGGAAAAAGAAAGATAGGAAAACGATGTTATGTTGTTTATATTAGTGGTGGTATTGGTCCAAATATTTTTCGATTACAAAGAAAGAAATTATTATTTGCTAAAAGAAATGGAAAATGGAATTCAAGAATGATTCAAACAATAAAATATGTTGGTAAAAAAGAATGTTGTTGCATACTTCTTAATAATCAAGAACATATGTATGTAACAGATAATTTTATACCAACACATAATACAGAAGTGGCTATAGCTACAACAAAATTCCTTGAAAAGCGAACATTGTTCCTTGTTCACAGAAAGGAATTACTTAACCAAACCTATGAACGTTATAAAAAAAGGCTATCTGGAAAGAGCTTGGGAAAGATTGGGGATTCTAATGAGATAGGTTTGGATTCCGACATAGTTATAGCCACTTTCCAAACTTTAGATAGTTGGTTTAACAAAAATAGACAACGATTCAAACAATTTTTAAATTCATTTTATGTTGGATTTTGGGATGAGTGTCATCATGCCAGCTCTACAACTTTTTATAGAGTTGGAATGTATATGCATAATTGTCATTACAGATTTGGATTAAGCGGAACTCCATTTCGTAGAGATAATCTGGCAAACATGAAACTTATGGCAATTACTGGTCCAATTGTATATAGTAAATTGGCAAAAGAAGGAATAGATGAGGGGCATTTAAGTGATATTGAAGTTAGAATACTTGATTCTCATAAGCCATTAGAACTAGAGGCAATTCCTTTAAGTTGGCAAAGAGAATATGAATATGGAATAGTAAAACATGAAGGAAGAAATCAAAAGATTGTGTATACAGCTAAAGATCATTTCACTAGAGGTGATAAAGTTTTAATTTTAGTCAGAATGATTGAGCATGGTAAGATCCTACAGCGAATGTTAAGCCAGGGGCAAAATGTTCCAGCAGTTTTTCTTCATGGTATATCAGAGACTTGGAAAAGGGAAAAAATGAAGAAAAGATTCAATGATAAAGGTGATTTTATCATGATATCTTCATCAATATTCTCTGAAGGTGTTGATATACCAGAGATAAATGTTCTGATAAAAGCAAGTGGTGGAAAGGCAGAAGCTGTAGTAATTCAAGAAACTGGACGTGGTTTAAGAAAAAAGAAAGATGGAGGTCGTCTGATAGTATATGATTTTAATGATATTGGATGGAAATATCTATCAAAGCATTCAAAAAGACGAATTGAAATCTATAGAAATGAGGAGTATTTAAAATGAAACCAAAGATTATTTGCATTTTGTTAGCTTTTATGGTATGTTGTGCTATTCAAAACATAAAAACAGATAGTACAATATTTGATGGAAAGACATTTGATCAGGTTTGGAACGCTTCCATGTTAGCTGCTAATGATGTTGGTTTTACAATTGTCAATAGTGATAAGAATTCTGGAATAATTATAACCACCAAAGAAGCTAATTTAGCAACACAGGAACAAGATCCACAAATGAATATTATTATACAAAAATCAGCAACTGGAATTAATGTTTACTGTAAATATTTAGAAAAAGGACAGATTATGAATATCTTTCATACACCAGAGAAGGATATAAAAAAATTCATGGTATCATTGGAAAGGAGATTGCAAATAAGCAATTAGACAATGAAAAGAACACGTAAATATCTTATTAAGAAGTATTGTTTTGAATGTTCTGGAAACTCATACATTGAAGTTACTATTTGTCCTGTTATAAATTGTCCGTTGTGGTGGTATCGTATGGGTGGAGAGGCTGATTCTCCATCATGTATAAAGAGAGTTCAAAATAATATTGCAAACTATCCAGAAATATTTAAACAGTGGAAAGACTCAGGAGTTGAAGCTAAATTATTGAAGAAAATAGAATCTAATATGCAACAACTAAAAAAAGAGAACAAAGAATGACTATTTTCACATTGAGATATAATATCTATCTATGGCTCAGAAGATTTTTTGGACGTTTATTTCATGGAGGCATTTCAGAAGTTGATTTATGGAGTGTTGATACTTTTCTTGCCAAGAAAATAGCAAAAACAATAAAAAGATTCGTAGAAATGAAGAGACATGGAGTACCAGCTATGCTTCTTGATGATATGAGTGATAATGCAGACGATTACACAGAGATTTGGGATGCTATATTGTGGAAAATGATTGATGGGTTTGAAATGATAGCAAGCAAAGATTTTTATGATACACCTGATTATGATTATATAGATGAAACAATGGAATTGTTTTCCAGTTTCTTCATGTCAATATGGGACTAAAAGGAGGTAGATATGAAGATAGTTAAAAAGCCTTGGGGTGGAGAGCATTGGTTTGCCCAAGTTCCTGGGAAATATATGGGGAAAGTTCTAATAATATTTCCTGGACAACAGGTAAGTTTTCATAAACATATTCACAAAGAGGAACATTTTTTTATTCAACAAGGAACAATGCAACTCTGGACGAGTACTAACAACGTAGAATATGATGAGGATAACATTATCAAAGAGAAAAAAATTATTGGTGAAACAATTCATATCAGACCAAACCAACCTCATAGTATGAAAAATATTGGTTCAGATGATGTTATCCTATTTGAGGTTTCAACCTATTTCCCAGATGACTCTGTGCGAATAAAAGATTTTTATGGTAGAGGAGAAAATAATGAAAAGAAAAACAATTGAAAAAATTCTAAATCATAAATTTAATTCTTGGGTATCAAGTATTCCATCAAACTACAAAAGACTGCGAAATCTTATTCAAGAAAATACAATCATTACTGGTGGGGCTATTGTTTCTATGTTGTTAAATGAAGAAGTATCTGATTATGATATATATTTCTCTAACAAAGAGACAACATTTGAGGTTGCAAAATATTATATAAATAAATTCAAACGAGAAAATCCAAAATACAATGTTAACAACAAAAAAGCTGTAAATAACATATGTGTAGTGGACAACTTTGGAAGAATTTCAATTGTAATCAAATCGTCTGGTATTGCCTCTTCAACATCAAAACCAAATGATTATCGATTTTTTGAAACTTTATTAGATCCTGGTAGCCCAGAACAAGAATCTTTTGTTGATACTGCATTGTCAATTAAGAATACACAATCAAAAGATAACAAAAAATATTCTCCAATTTTTATTACTTCAAATGCAATTACTTTAAGCAATAAAATACAAATCATTACAAGATTCTATGGTAGTGCTGAAGAAATACACAAAAATTATGATTTCGTTCATTGCACAAATTACTGGACTTCAAAAAGCCGAGAACTTATTTTAAGACCAGAAGCATTGGAAACAATTTTGGCAAAAGAACTCAAATATCTGGACTCACTTTATCCTTTGTGCTCATTATTCAGAATACGAAAGTTTATCTCACGTGGTTGGACAATAAATGCTGGACAAATTCTAAAAATTGCATTACAATTAAACAAGCTTGATTTGAATAATGTTGATGTTCTAGAAGATCAACTTATAGGAGTTGATGTAGCATACATGATGGATTTAATCAATAGATTACGAAGTGAGAAAAAAGCTAAAATAGATGATATCTACATTTGCAAATTAATTGATGAGATATTTTGAGTAGAATTTATTAAAAAATATTACATATGGAGAAAAAATGACAAACTTATTTTCAGTTTCAACAGTACTATTCATATTTATTATGGGTTGGTTACTTAGTAGGAATTTCTTGATAGAGTCATTGATAAAGTTTCTCACTGATGAGAAAGAAAAGAACTTAGCAACATGGGCTTTAAAACAAGATATTCAATATTTTTTAAATAAAAGAAAGTTTCTATGAAAACACCATTTTTTACTGCTGATTGCCATTTCAATCATATTCCAATAATTCAGTATGCCAATCGTCCTTTTAAAAATGTCAATGATATGAATGAGGAATTAATTAAACGTTGGAATGAAGTTGTTCCACCAGGTAGTTTGGTGTATGTTATAGGTGATTTTATTTGGGGGAAGGAAAGAGGATACAGAACTGAAGGAACCAGAGAGATTATTGACAGGCTTAATGGTCAAATATTTTTAATAGAAGGATCTCATGATAAGCCATCAATTGAACTGATAAAAGAAGGATATAGAAAATTTGTTCTTAAAACTACACCACAGCTCAGAATAAAAATTAACAAGCAAGACATAACACTGAATCACTATTGTATGAGAGTATGGCCTAAAAGTCATTATGATTCGTGGCACTTATTTGGTCATAGTCATAATAGACTAAAACCAGAAGGAAAGTCGTTGGATGTTGGAGTAGATGGACATAATTATTATCCATGGACTTGGAATGAAATAGTTGAATATATGAAAACAAGACCTCACAATTTTAACTATATAAATACATTCAGTGGAAGAGGGTTGTGAATGGAAACTAGCCTTTTAAATATCAAAATGAGTGATATAAAGAAAGGATTCTTTCTAAAATGGAATAAAAATTTTAATTTAGGACCGGCTGCATTACAAATATTTTTGGTTATAATAGCATGCGAAAATGAAAAAAGTATGACAAAAATTAGTTATGAAAAAATAAAAAAATTAACAGGATTCAGTATTACAACAATACACAAAAATATTTATAAACTAAAAAAAGAGGGAATAATTTTGGTTGAAAAAAAAGGACAGCACTCAAATGTTTACAAATTTTAGTTTAGTGTTTTATATGGAACAGAAAACATTACCTCTGGAAAAAGACAAAATTATCTCAAAATTTAAAAATGTTTTCTTTAATGTTTTATATGGAACAGAAAACATTTTGAAAGTGTTTTCTAAAAAATGAAATTTACTCGAGCATATTATTATATTTATATAATAATACTGAAGAAATATATTATTAATACTAATATATAAATAGAGTAGAAAATGGAAGAAATTGAGTCAAAAACAATTAATTTAGAAAAATTAGGTAAATTCAAACTTTCTAGTGAAAATATTCATACAGAAGAAAACTATCAGAAAATATCAAATCTCTTCAGCATGTTCAGTTTCAAATATCTTGGAAAGGCTAAAGTTTATGAAGTTCCACTTAAATGGGAATTAAATGAAAAAAGACGAAGTAAAAATAGACGGATGATTTTAACTGAAAGAGCAAAAAGAGCAAAAAAGAAATTTGACAATTTCAAAAAATTTGTTAATATTTGTAAAAGACTAAATGTTCCATTTGAAAAATATATGGAATTTAATTTTCGGTATTTTAAAGAAGAATTCAGTGAATTGTTTGATGGAAAGAAAATATTGACTTTTGGTTTTTTAGTTTCTCCATCTGCTGAAGAACGGTTTAGACAGTGTGCATTAGCAGATGAAAAAAGATTAGACTTTTTTGGAAAAGTTAAAAAAGAGAAAAAGGTTGAATTGGATATTAAAAACTCAATTCTTTTTTCAGCTACCAAATTTTATAATCGATTAAAGTATCTTATATCGCATAATCAAGAGATAACTTCAGATATGGCTATTGAGGAATTAAAATTTTTATACAGAGCAAAAATGGTATCAAATATTTATATCTCAGTTTCACCAGTTGTAGAAAATGGACAATCAAATGATTTAAAGACAATAAAGTTAAAAGTAAAGGAGAAATTGGGATATGAAAAATATAAAGAGGCTATGGAGATACATAGTTCTCTTCAGTTTGAAAATAAGGAATTAATGAAATATGTCTGAAAAAATAATACAAGTGAAAGATAAATATAATTATTTACCAGTTTCAATAATAAAAATTCAAAGGAATACTAAAGAACGAAGTCTTAGGCAAAATCGGAAATCTAATACTTGGGATAAATATTATAATGAAAGTAGTAGACGAACAAAGAGTTACTTTGATGCAGATATATCTGAATTTATTTTGAAATATTATGCACGAGGAAGTAGAATTATTGTAGATCCTTTTGCTGGATGGGGAGAACGTCATTTTTATGCTAAAAAATTTGGTTATAGCTATTTTGGATTTGATATTAGTGACGAAGCAATAAAATATGCAAAGATAAATTTCAATGTTGATAATATTTTAGCAGATTCTAGAAACATTCCATTAAATAATGAAATGGTAGATTTTTGTTATACTTGTCCGCCATATTGGAATTTAGAAAAGTACCAAGTAAAAGATGGACAATTATCTGCATATTCTACTTATTCAAATTTTTTATTAGAATATACTAAAGTTATTAAAGAGATTAATAGATGTTTAAAACAAAATTCATTTTGTGTTTTTGTTGTTGGTGATTTTAGAAAAAAGGGAATTTTTTATGACTTTTCAACAGATACTATTAATATATTTAAAGCAAATTCATTTTCTATTTTTGATAAAGTAATTATAGATAAAAGTATAAACTATAGAGTACCAATATTTCTAAAACAGGCCGACAAATTTGGTTATACAGTTAAGTTACATGAGTATATCTTAGTATTTCAAAAAATATAATTGGAAAAAGGAATAATGTCTAATAAAGAGCAAGAATCAAAATATGGATTTTCGGAAGGGATTCAGACTCGAATAGCTGCAATGATTGTTCGAGATCAAGGATTTTTATCTCAAAATTATGAGATAATCAAGCCTGAATTCTTTGATAATAAAATAATAGGAAATATAATAAGAATAATTTTGAAGTTTTACAAAAAGTATAGGAGAGGACCTGTTTTTGATGAGTTAATAGAAGAAGTACAAATATTCCTTGGGAAGAATAGTAGTTTGCCATCAGATTTGTACTGGAAAAAAGTAACGGAATTGGGACTTTTGGCTGAGACAGCAGATTTTTCCTATGTTAAAGATAAAATTATTGATTTTGCCAGATATCAAGCAGTAAAAAATGCTATTATTGGTTCGGTTGAGACATTAAAAAAATATAAAGACTATGGCAAGATTATGACAAATATTAAGGAGGCTATTATGATTGGTGAAGATTCCGAAAATTTGGGGGCTTTTTATTTCGATGAGTTGGAGGAGAGACTAGATCGAAGGCGTTCTGGGCATTCTCGTTCTCAGCTTGCTATTCCTACAGGAATTGACAGGTTTGATAAAATTTTAGGTGGTGGTGTTGCTGTAGGAGAAATGGCAATACTAATGGGCCCAATGAAAAGGGGAAAAACAATTGTATCAGTGAATTTTGGAGTTGGAGCAGCATTTGCAGGGTATAATGTCATTCATTACACTCTTGAGTCATCACAGGAACGAACTGAAGTTTTGTATGACTCTCGTATTTCTGGAGTTCCAAAAGATCAACTCTTGACAAGAGAGGCTGAGGTTTTAAATGCAATAAAAACTGAATTGGAGATAAAAACAAATGGACATAAGATGGGGACGATTGTTATTAAAAAATATCCTTCTGGAAAGATGACTGCAATGACAATTGAAGCTCATTTGCAAAAATTAAAAATGTTAAAAAATTTTAAACCTGATTTGCTGATTATTGACTATTTGGGGTTGATGAGACCAGCTGATAGATCTTTGAAGATCGATCTATCCTCTGGTGGTAAGTACCATATGCTAGGATTCATAACTAAGGAATTGCTTGCTTTGGCATACCAACAGAATATTGCTTTGTGGGTTCTACATCAATCAAGTCGTGCTAGTAAATCTAAGGAAAAAGTTGATTTAGAGCATTCAGCTGATAGTATTGAACCTATGAGGGATGCAGATCTTATAGTGACTCTTGGTATGAAAAAAGAAGAAGAAGAAAAAGATTTGCAAAGAATTAATTTATTCATAGCTGGAGGAAGGGAAATGAGAGATAGGATTGGTGTCAATCTAGTGCTAAACAAGGCAAATTGTTTGGTTTTTGATCCAAGTATGGAAGTAGAGGAGTAAAAATGTTACTTATAACAATTGAATTATGGAAATATGGAGATTTAAACAAACGTAAAATAATTGGTACTGCAATGATTACAAATGATGGGACTGGAACAGAGAGTCATGGAAACTATACTGCTAGAATATGTGGAAAGATGGGCAGTAAATTTAAACAAGTTGAAATTGATAACTTTCCAAGAAAATCTTATACAGCTTGGAAATTATTATATCTGGCTTTAAAAGAATTGTTTGAAAATAGATGAGGATATATCATGACTTGTATTGTTGGACTAGTTGATGGTAAAAGCGTTTGGATAGGAGGTGATAGTGCTGGTGTTGAAGGACTGAATCTTAGAGTTCGGAAAGATGTGAAGGTATTCTCAGTTGATGGTCGCTTTTTAATAGGTTATACATCTTCATTTAGAATGGGTCAATTATTAAGATTTGGTTTTCATCCACCCAGACAAAGAACAACAGATTCTGATTATGAATATATGTGTACTGATTTTATTGATGCAGTAAGAAAGAGATTAAAAGCTGGTGGATGTTTGAAAGTTAAAGATGGTGTAGAGGAAGGTGGATGTTTCTTAGTGGGGTATAACAACAGATTATATATCGTAGATAGTGATTTGCAAGTAGGTGAATGCATTGATGGGTTTGATTCCGTTGGATGTGGAGAACAATATGCATTGGGATCATTGTTTGCTACGAAAGATAGCAAAAAATATAGTCCAAAGGATAGAATATTACTGGCACTTAGAACTGCGGAATATTTTTCAGCTGGTGTCAGAGGTCCATTTACTATAGGTGAATTGGACCATAGTGAACCAAATAAGGAGAAAGAGAAAAATGAATAACATTACATTTGAAGTATCCACAAAGTTATCTTATGACAAACTTAATACAGGTGTGCATCAAGTTAGTGTACTTAAAGGAATAGGATATGCTCTTTTTGACTCTGGCTATTGCAATTAAAGAGTCATCTGCCCATATTCAGGATACTGACAGGTAATTCCCATGAGTTTATCAATACAGACCAAAGCTATATTCAGAACTGATCAATTACTTAGTAGAATTGAACCTTACTACATCATACAGGCATATCGTGGTAGTATTGCTCATGGTACTTATGAATCTAAAACTACAAACGATGATAAAGATTTAATGAATATTTTTGTTGCACCTGAATCGGTTATTTTTGGAATTGAACGAATGGAGACAATTGAAAGAACTTTTGAAGAGCAAATCAGCCAAAAGAAAATTATTCAATGGGATATTGTTTGTTATACCTTGCAAAAATTTATTGAGTTATTACTTAAACAAAATCCTAACGTTTTGATGCTTTTATGGTTAGATAAAAAACATTATATTGATGTACATCCGCTTGGTGAAATACTTATAGAAAATAGACATAAGTTTATGTCAAAACGAATGTATAACTCTTTTTCAGGTTATGCCTATTCTCAGCTCCATAGGATGACTCATCATGCTCCAACTGATCGTATGGGTGCTAAAAGGAAGGAATTAATAGAAAAATTTGGGTATGACGTAAAAAATGCTAGTCATTTGATAAGACTTCTAAAACAGGGAATAGAGGCACTTTCTACTGGTGAATTACAGGTTGAGCGACCAGATGCTCAGATGTTATTGGAAATTAAGAGAGGTGAGTGGAAAAAAGACGATGTATTAAAATATGCAGAAAGTTTATTTCCTAAATTGCTTGATGCATTAAACAATTCAAGACTACCTGCAAGACCAGATCATCATTTTGTAAATGAGGTTTGTATGGCGATACATAAAGAATTTTATAAGGTAATGAAATGACTTCTATTGATTTTTGTAAAAAATGTCCATTAAATACTGATGATAAGATTGTAGTTCATTCTTATGGTAATTATAAAACAGCTAAAGTTGTTTTTGTTGGTGAGGCACCAGGAGCAGATGAGGAAAAACAAGGAAAACCATTTGTTGGAAGAGCTGGGCAACTTCTTCGTTTGACAATGAAAGAAGTTGGAATAGATGAGAATGATGTTGTATTTGCCAATATTTGTAGATGCCGACCTTTGAATAATAGAACTCCAACTACATCTGAAATGAGATGTTGTAGTAAATACTTGCTTCAGGAACTTGAAGGTTTTAAAGGTCTTGTTGTTCTTCTTGGTAATACACCAATGTCTTCACTTTTAAACAAAAAAGGAATAACACTCTATCGAGGGTATGGATTTGCAGGAAATGAATATAATTATTTTGCAACATATCATCCATCATATGTGTTAAGAAATTATAATCCAAAAACATCAGAACAGTTCAAACAGGATTTGAGTAAAGTAAAAACTTGGTTAGATGTAGATAAGAATATTCAATATACATTCATTGATACAAAAGAAAAAGTTAATGATTTTTTGGATGCATTAAAAAATGAACCTTGTTTTGCTTTTGATTTGGAAACTACAGGATTGGAACCTCAGAAACTTGATAATCCTCAAGTTTTGATGATTAGTTTTTCGTTTGGGAGTGGAAAAGATAAGAATTGGGTTTTGCCTCTTCAGCATCCTGAAAGTCCTTTTTATGATAATAGTCAGGAAGTAATGGATTCAATAGCACATATTTTTTCTTCTTCTGAAATTTTTTCTGTTGGGCAAAATGGAAAATTTGATGTTAAATGGTTGAAGTATTGTTTTGGAATTGATGTTTTAAATTTCAAATTTGATACTAAAATTGGTCATTATCTCTATGTTGGAGAAAGAGATCCACAAAGTTTGAAGAGTATGGCATGGAAATATACAGATTATGGTGGGTATGGAGTTCTTGATGTACGAAATTTAAGAAAAAAACCAATAAGTGATGTTGCTCAATATTGTATTTTAGATTCATTTGTGACTTATTTAGTTATGTTTAAATTGTTTGAACTTTTAAGTGATGCACAAGTTTATCTGCTAATGAGAGTTTTGTCTCCTGCAAGTATTGTTTTAAGTGAAATGGAACTTGATGGAATGAGATTGCATGAAGAAAATTTGGAGAAAATATCAAAAGAATATTTGGAAAATTTGCAAAAATTAGAAGAGAAAATGCATTCTTATGATGCAATTGAGAAAATAGAAGAGAAGAATAAGAAATTAATAAATTTTAGATCACCAAAACAATTGGGTGAGGTATTGAAAGTTTTGGGAATAGCCCCAGAGAAAAAAACATCTAAGTCAGGTCAAATTGCTACAGATAAGGATACTTTAAAATTAATCAAAAATAAACATCCATTTATTGGGGATTTATTAAAGCACAGAGAATTGGAAAAAATAAGTGGAACTTATTTGGAACCATATAATGAAGTTAATATCAACGGAATTATATATGCTGAGTATTTAACAAGCAGAACTGCTACTGGGAGGTTGGCATGTAAGAAACCAAATCTACAAAACATTCCTTATGGAATACGAAAAGTGTTTACGGCTAAGAGAAGCCATTTAATAGAAATTGATTTTTCACAGCTTGAGCTTCGAACTCTAGCATTTTTTTCACAGGATGATGTTCTTATCAACGCATTTCAAAATGGAAAAGATATTCATGAAGAAACTCGTTTTGCTATTTTTGGTGATAATTCTAATCTATCAGATGAGAAAAAAACTAAACAAAGGGTTGAAGCGAAAACAATTAATTTTGGGATTGTATATGGGATTTCTGCTTATAGTCTTTCAAAGCAGTTGAAGATTTCAGAACGTGAGGCACAAAGGAGAATTGACACTTTTTTGTCTCGTTATCCAAAAGTGAAAGACTTTATTATGGAGATGCAATATAGAGTTGAAGATGGTAAGTATATAACTACATTTTTTGGTCGAAAATGGAAATTTTCTGTTTATAATGGAATGAGTGAAAAAGAGAAAAAGCATATCTATAATATGGCTGTAAATTACCCGATTCAGTGTTTAAGTGGTAATACACCAGTTTTAACTAATTTTGGGTATAGACCTATTAGTACCATAAAGATTGGTGATAAAGTTTGGTCTGGAAAAAAGTGGACTAATGTTATTGATGTTGGGAGGAAAAAACAGAGAGAATTTAGGATTTATACAGATAGAGGTTATGTAATTTCTGCTTCTAAAGACCATAAGTTTATGTTAGAAAATGGCACTTGGAAAAAAGTTAAAGAGTTGAGAAGTGGTGATTATTTGAAAAGCAGTGCAACGAAAGTTATTAATGGAAAACTTCCGAATAATCTTGTTTCTTCTGACATTTTTAAAACTTCTAATTGTTGTAATTCTAATATTATAAGATCAAATGCTTTAATTTTTCATTCTGTTCCAACTATTGATGATACATGGATGCTTGGATTTTTAATTGGTAATGGGAGTTATGGACATAAAAATGGAGTAGATGTTTCAATAGGTTTTTCTGAATCAATGACAATAAAATATAAAATAGACTCAATTTGGAAATCATATGGAATGAGTCCACATTGGAAACTTTTTAAATATCAAGGAAATTTGTCATATTGGCGTGGTCGTGTTGAATATTTTTCTTTTCGAAAATGGCTTATAAAATTAGGGTTGTTTCGTGTTGTTGCAGATAAAAAAAGAATTCCAATTTGGTTGTTTACAGCACCAATAGAGTTTCGTTTGGCTCTGTTGGCAGGACTTTTTGATTCAGATGGAGGTATTACAGGAACAACTAGTAATGGTTTTTCATTTTGTTATACAACTGTTAGCAAAGGATTGGCTAATGATATTTTTTTATTACTTAATTCTGTTGGGTGTAGAAGCACAATTAGAGAGCTTAAACCATCAAAAAAGAATCATAAAATTCCTTATAGAGTTATTTTGTGTTTAAAAGATGCAGTAATGTTGGATTTGCCTTTAGTATCAGAAAAAAAGAAAAAACTTTGGAATGTTGTATCTGCGTATTATTCTATTAATAGAGAAAAACATAATGATTATTATAGAATAAAAATAATTGATATACAAGATATGAATCAAGTTATTGATATGTATGATTTATGTGTTGATGATTTTGACCATTCATTTATGATTTATAATGTTGTTTCTCATAATTCAACTGCGAGAGATTTGGTTTTTGATGCTGAGGCTAGGTTGTGGAAATGGATGAGAGAAAATCAATTGGAATCAAAAATTATAGCTGATGTTCATGATTCTATTTTGATTGATGCTACGAAAGATGAATTTATGGATATAATTGTAAATGCAAAACTTTTAATGGAAGATTTTTCACATTTTGATTTTGTGAATGTTCCAATAAAGGTTGATATAAAATTAGGAAATGTTTGGGGTGAATTGGAAAAATTAGAATTATAGGGGTGTAAATGAATGAAAAAAAGAAATCAGATTCATTGAACTGTTCTGTGGAGTCGGAGGATTCAGACTCGGACTTGAAAGTGTGAATGATTCAACTAGCAAGAGGGTACAATTTAGGATTCAACAAAGAAGTAAGCGAAATTCCGTCATTAAGTACAAGTGCGTGGGAACAAAACAATTTACTTGTGTGTGGGCAAACGACATTGACCCATATGCCTGTAAAATCTACAGAAAAAGATTTGGAGATGAAAATGAAAAACCAAAAGAAACAATTATTGGATCATGGGACAAACCAACTTTTGACAGAGAAACAAGAAAAATTAAAAATTACAGACATTTCACAGGTAGTTGGCACGAATCAAGTGGTAAGAGCAGTAGGAGAAAAAATATTATCAAGAATAATGTCTACTTGACAAATGAACTAAAATGGAGTATACTGTGAAAAAGAGAGAAATGCCTGAAATAGAAATCAAAATAGGTGACACAATTCATAAACTTGATGATAGTGTCTTTGAATGTTCCGAAGAGACTATTAATCAGAATTTAATTGATCAACCATCTCTTTTTGCCTATTATTCTACTCTTTATGAAATGGCAAAAGCAGAAGAAACAGAGGCTGAAAGAATTTTTAATATAACAAAGGAAGATGTAAAAAATGAGATGGAAATAGTTGAGGCCGAATTGGACAATCATTATCGTAATACACTTGAAAAATTTACTGAATCATCAATTAAAAATAAAATTAAATTAAATGATATTTACATTGAGAAGAGAGCAGAGTTATTAAAAAGCAAACGAGAGAAAGAACAAAAAATGTTTGAAGCCAAAAGAAATGCAGGTCTTTTAAAAGTATATCGTGATGCAATTGCTCAGAAAAAAGAAATTTTGATTGCTTTAGCATCTAATCTAAGAGCACAGCTAGATACGGATATAATACTAAAAGAACAGCATGAACGTAGGCTGAGAAAATAAATATATGGAGGTTTAAATGTCAAAACTTTTTAAAGATCCTGATATAGAGCAGGATTCAAAGTTCGTTGAGGATGAAGAGCGTCGCAATAAGCGTCGTCGTCCTCTGTTTGATGAGTATAAGCCAAAGCCTAGTACTGATCGATTTCAAGTCGAAAATAGGATTCGTATTCTAAGGGCTAGGGCAGATTCAAAGGGTACTTATTATTTACGAATTGGAAGGCATTTCATCAAACATAATGATTACACAGAAATGTTTATTTGTCCAAAAGAAACTGTTGGTGATCCATGTCCAGCATGTGAGGCTTATGTTGATTTGAAAAAAAAGAAGAGTGAGCATGCAGATAAATACAAACCACAGATTCGTGGTGTATTTAATGTTATCAATCGTAATGAAGAAAATCCACATGTTCAGATTTATTTTTCACCAATGACTACTGTTTGTAAAAGAGTGGTTGATTTAGTTAGAAGTGGAAGATCTATGTCTGATATTTTTGATAATATTGAAGATGACTTTAGTATTTCAAAACCTGGTCGTGATCTTATTCTAATTTATAAGGAAAAGACTTCTCCAGGAGAAATGTATAGTATCTATCCATTTGAAAAATCTCCTTTGGGAGACCCTAAACAAGTTGAAATGTGGTATTCTGAAATAAAAGATTTAACAGTTGAGGGTCTTTGGGGAAAAATGATTTCGTATGAGGATGCATACATTAAAACTTTTGGATCAATTGAAGAAAGACAGGCTTTGCGTGAAAGATGGCAAAAAGAACAACAGGAAAGAGAAGATAAAGAATTTGAAAATAGTCAGGAAGAAACTGCTATAAAGGATGATGATGTTGCTGAAATGGGTAGAAAAGTAATGGAGGAACTTGATAAGGAAAAAGAAAATAGTGGTTCAAAATTAGAAAGTGTTGTAGAAAAAACAGAAGAGAAAACAGAAGAAAAAGCAGAAGAGAAAAAGGAAAGCATATCAAGTAATGATATTGCAGATATTGCTGCTGGAATTGCAAAAAAGATTGAATTAGCTAAAAAAGCAATGAAAACAAAATAAAATCCAACTCTGAGTGGTCACATTGGTGTTACAGGAGGAGGGATTGTCACAAATGCGGGTTTCGTTCTTTCCCTCCTCCACCTATTAATTAAAATGAGAAATTTTCTAAAAAAACATTGGAAGATAGCATTAGTGATAGGACTTATTGTTGTCTGGGCTATTGGTACAACGATAAGTACTTGTATTTTATTTCAAAAACATGTCAATAGTATTGAATATCAGTTAAAGAAACTTAACAAAGAAATTAAAGAAATTGAAAAAACTGTTGAAAAATATGAAAATAGGAGAAAAATGTGAAGGCTGAGAAAAAGAAAAAAGAACTAATAACAATTGATTTGTCTAGTAGATTGACTCCAATTTATAGGCTTTCAACTGGTGTTATTGCCTTTGATATGGTTCTTCAGGGTGGTATTCCTTCTGGGCGTATGACTGAAATGTATGGTGGTGAGAGTTCTTATAAATCTTTGGTTGTTTTGAAAATTTTATCTAATGCTTTATTAGATGATAAAAATTTTGTTGTATATGTTGATACAGAAGGTTCAATAGAAAAAGGTCTTGTTGATATGGTAAATTTAGATATTGAAAAACTAATTTATTTGGATATCAACAAAATCTACACTTTGGAGGCTTTATTTGATCAGTTGGAATTTGCATTAGATAAAGCTCTTGAATTGAAAAAACGATTGATATTTGCTATTGACTCTATAGCAGCAGTTCCAGGCTACGAAGATATGGTAAATGAGTTGGGTGTGAGGACAGCAGCAGCACGTAGGGCTATGATTATTAAGGGTGGTCTCACAAAATATATGCCACGGATTAGAAAGGAAGATGGTTGCCTTATTCTAGTTAATCAGCTATATGATAAAATGGGAGTTGTTTATGGTGATACTGAAGATACTCCTGGTGGAAAGGCTATTAGATTTTGGGCATCTGTGAGAATGCGGTTTAAGAATAAAGGAATGATAAAAGATGAAAAGTCTGGAGAGCAGATTGGAAATAAATGTAATTTGCTTATAAAGAAAAACAAAGCAGGAAAACCTTTTGGGCAAGTTAATTTCGAACATATTGAAATGCATGATCTTGATAAATATACAGGATTATTAGATTACTTCGTGCGTCATGGAGAAGTTATCCAATCTGGTGCATGGTACTATTTTCCTGATGATGAAAAACATAAATTTCGTGGTAATCAATTTCCAGAATTATGGGAGGCAAGGCAATGAAATTTTAAATGAAGTTGCAAAAATTTGATGAAGGAAAAATTGGAAATAAAATGAAAACATTGATAATTGATGGTAATAATTTACTTTTTAGGGGGCATGGAAAACCTCCAATGACTCATAACTCTATGCGAACTGAGGCTATTTATATTTGTCTTAATTTATTAAGGAAGTATCTTGTTGATTTTTCTCCAAATAATTGTATAGTAGTGTGGGATGGAGGACGAGATAAAAAAAGAACAGACAAATTTTCTGAATATAAAGTAAAAAAAGATAAAGAGACAGCTGTGGAGAAAAAACAGAAGAAGATTTTGTTTGCCCAAGCAGATATTATTCGTTTAGGTTTTGAACTTTTTGGAATTACTCAATATAGATGTAAGGGAAGAGAGGCTGACGATTTAATTTTTACTCTAATAAAAAATTCTAATAAAATAGATGAATCAATAGTTGTTTCAACAGATGGAGATATGTACCAGCTTTTTACAGTTAAAAATAATTTAATAGTATATTCCCCAATGAAAGGCAAGATTTGGACGAAAAAAAATATTGAGGAGTATTTAGGTTTTCCTATTAAATATTTTGTAACATATAAAGCTTTAGTTGGTGATAGGAGTGACAATCTTCCAGGTGTTGCAAGAATTGGGGAAAAGAAAGCTAGAAGATTGATAGAAATCATGCAAATGCCAGATGAAGAAGTAATTGTAAAAGAAAAAGATTTAAAACTTCTTTCTCAATTTTTAGATCAAAAGGATGAATTTACAAAGATGGTGGATTTAATAAAATTTAGAGAAGTGAGTGAAGATGAGATGAAAAATGGAATGTGGAAAAAAACTTTGCCAACTACAGAAATGCTTCATAGTGTTGCACATGAATTTTTAGAAGTTTGTGGTTTTAATCGTTATTTAAATGATTTTATATCTTTTATAGATCCTTTTGAAAAATTATGGAGGAAGACAAATGAAACAAACTAAACATTCTTTATTTCCTTATTATAAAGAAATCGATATTAGTATGGAAAAATATCGTGTATATGTTTTTAGTGGGGGTGATGAAGTACGAATTGATAACCCAAAATTCTTAATTGTTTCTGATAATGGACATCGTGTTGGAGATTCAGTAGAAGTATCACATTATATTCCTTATAAATGGATTCACCTTTATTGGGAAAATTACTCCCCAGAAAAAGGAATGTTTTATTGTCAAGGAAGAACAAAAAAATGAAATATCTTATTTTTTCTGATATTCATTCACATAATTATAGGGAGTTTTCTGAAACAAAAGATGATGGAATAAACAGTCGTTTGGATGATTGTGTTATTGTCTTAGAAGAACTTGATGCTTTTTGTAAAAGAGAAGAAATACTTAATATTATATTTGTAGGGGATCTTTATCATCTAAAAAATAATATTGATAGCCAAGTAATTAAATTAACAATAGAATTTTTAGAACAACTTTGTCGTGAAAGACATTCGATTTTTGTTCCAGGAAATCATGACTATCGGATGTGGAGTTCTGAACCGATATTGTTGGAATTATTTCGTGATTCTGTTATGAGGGAAGTTTGGCATAATATAAAAGTTATTACTAAACCGACTTGGATTCTTGATTTTTATTTCGAGCCATATACAAGGAGAATTGATGATTTAAATAATAGAATCAAAAGTCTAGAGACAACAGAAAAATCAGTATTTTTTGGTCATCAGGATGTTATTGGTGCTCATTATGGTGCTTTTGAAGTTACAAGAGGGTTGGATGCAGATATTCTTAGTAAGAAATTTAAAATGTCATTTATTGGTCATAACCATAATCATGATAGATATAAGGAGAATGTAATAAGTGTTGGGGCACCATTGCAACATAACTTTTCCGATTTTGGGAAGAATAGAGGATGGATAGTTTATGATGATGAAACTAATGAGATGGATTATTATCAGAATAATTTTTCTCCTAGTTTCTGGGATATCAAGGTATCTATTGATGATGAAGGAAAAGAACTTCCTGGAAATCCAGAAAGGGATTTTTATAGGATAAATGTTTCTGGAAATAAGTTACCTAAGATATGTCAGAGAATTAAATGGAAACGAGTTATTTTTAATAAAGAGTCTGATCGAAAGGCAAGAAGTAAAATTTCTTTTTCTGATAAGAATGAAGATTTAATAGCAAAGTATGTTGATTTAAAAATTTCAGAAGGATTTGATAGACAAAAATTAATCGAAATAGGAAGGGGGTATTTATAATGAGTATTTTAATAAATCCACTTAATGGTAAATATGAAGATAAGATAGAAATATATACTAGATATTATCCTTCAGATGCATAGACAAATTATTGTATTAATTTGAAACAATATAATGGTGATGATATTGAAGTATTGTTTTCTGATTTTTCTGATATGATAAGAGCAGTTAATCATTTGTTGATAGGATATAATGTTGTAAAATTGAAAGATTAGATTGGAGATATAGTGAGAAAATATAATGGTTCTTGGGGAAATCAAAAGTCTATGAAGAATCTATGGGAAATTATTGGTGATAACAATAAAAAACGAAGATGTATTGGCAGTATTTTTAGTTGTCATCGTCAGGATATTAATAATTTACTTATTTCTGATTTGTCAAATGATTTGAAAAGACGTGTTTTGGTTTGGATGAAGCTTTGGTATAAAAAACGAATATTTGAGGATACTAAGTGTTTGACTGATTATGAGAAGCGACATTTATATTCAGCAATTATGGGAACGCAAAGGGAGGCATATAGGGAAATCAAAAAAGTAGAAGATAGATTGGCATAGGAAACAAAAATGAAATTTTTATCAATTAAAGCTGAAAATTTTCTTTCATTTCATTCTCTAAATTATTCATTTCCAGAAACTGGACTATATTTTATAGGTGGAGAGAAATATGATTCAAAGATTTCAAATTCTAATGGATCTGGTAAAAGTGCATTTGTAGAAATTCTGGCATGGACATTATTTGGAAATACAATACGGAATATAGGAAAGGATGAAGTTGTTAATTGGACTGTTGGAAAAGACTGTTCATCAATGATTGAATTTGAAGATGATTATGGAAAAATTTATACAATTGCTCGTTTTAGGAAGCATAATGAAAATGGTAATAGTTTGTTTCTTTTTCAGGATAACCAAAATTTAACTCAGTCGACTGTTTTAAAAACTCAAGAAGAGATAGAAAAAATATTGGGGATGAACTGGCTTGTATTTTCTGTAGCAACTCTTTTTGGAGAAAGAGCAAGACGATTTTCTGAAGCAGTTGATTCAGAGAAAAAACAGATTTTTGATGAGATTCTTATGTTTCATCAATATTTAGATGCTTTAAGTAAAGTTAAAGAAGATATTAGAGTAGTGGAAAATGAGGTATCTGCTACAGAGCAAATGATTATTACTTATAATAAATTGATTGAAGAGAATACATCAAAAATTGCACAGTATGAAGAGGATCTTGTTAAATTAGAGAATGATTATCAAAAGATTGGATCCGAGTTAGAGTATAACACAAAAAAAATTCAAGAGAATACTGAGAAATTAGATAAATTAAAAGAAGTTTATAATGCAAATTTAAAAATAAAAGAAGAATTAGAATCAGATGATCAAAAACTGATGCAGTATATGAATAAACTTGAAAATGAGAAAAAGGAAAATCTTTCTGATCCAAAAAATGAAATAGAAGGATTAAAGGCTGAAATTAATGTTTTGCTTATAGAATTGAATAATCTTGATTCTTCAATTAGTAAATTAGATTCTTTTAAATTTGGAACTCGTTGTCCAACATGTGGACATGAATTTAATGAGGAAAGTGTTGCAGATGTTAGAAATCATTTTAAAAATGAAAAAGAAAAAAAAGAAAGTGTATATACACAATATGTTGAAAAATTGAGTAAATTAGAAGACATATTTGAACAAAAAAATAATGTTTGGGAAGAAAAAATTTCTGCTACTGTTAAGTCTAAAATGGAATTGGAAAAAACTCTTTCAGATTTAAGAGACTCAATTATGGAGAATAAGACAAAGATTTTTGAGCTTGAATCAGAAATTAAGTCATTTAAATTTGAGATTGAGCAAGTTAAAACGAGTTATGATGAAAAGGTTGAGTATGTTAATGAACAAATTGATATTGAGAATAGAAAATTAAAAGAAAATATTAATGAAATAGAAAAATTTAATGAAATTATAGAAAATAAAAAAGATGAGTTGCAGTATTTGAAATTTTGGAAAGATGGATTTGGAAATCAAGGAATTAAGTCTCTTCTTTTAGATGAAACTGTTCCAATGTTGAATAATAAAGTTTCTTATTATGCTTCGGCATTGATGGATAATTCAATTTCAGTTGAGTTTGATACTGAGACTACATTGAAAAGTGGCGAAAAAAGAGATAAATTTGATATACGGTTGATTATAAATGGAGATCAAGTTGATTATAAAAATTGTTCATCTGGGGAAAAACGAAGAATTGATGTTTCTATTTTGCTTGCTCTTCAAAATTTGATTTTTTCAAGGAATATTAATTCAAGTAATTTGATTATCTTTGATGAAGTTTTTGATTCTTTGGATAGAATAGGAATTGAAAGGGTTATTAATCTTCTTGAAGAAGAATCTAAAGATAAATCTATTTTTGTTATTAGTCATATTCAAGAATTAGCTGATTATTTCAAAAATGTTATCTTGATAAAAAATAAAAATGGTATATCTAGTTTGGAGGTACAGTATTAATGAAAAATTTACGTATTTGGTTTAAGGCTTCATTATCTGATGGACGGAATTTTGTTGATGTTGTTTCATATAAAATGTTTGAATTTGGTACTCAATTTACAGTTATTGGAACTAAAGTTTGGTATTTGGAACTAAATTTAGGTAATGGGTTGTTTTCAAATATACCATTAAGTAATGTTTTGTATATTGAGCCATTGCCTAAAATTAAAATTGATGAAGATTCTACTGATAATTCTGGTAGTGGTGAAATTCCAGGTCATTTAAGATAAAATGAGTAAAGATTGGAAAGCCTTTGAACGGTCTATAGCTAAGGCTTTTACAGAAGTCTATTATCCAGTAGGTGATGGTGAATTTCGTAGAACGAGTGCTTTTACACAGTCTGGTGGGTTTGGAAAAGATATGGTTTGTGGGGATTTAGTTGCTTTAAAATATGGGGTAGAAAGTAATGT